GGGGCCCTGAAAAGCGGCATCCCGGAGGACGAGCTCCCTGGCATTGTGCGCCGGTGGCGCAAGGCCAACCAGAACATTGTGCGTTTCTGGTATGAGGTCGAGGAAGCGGCTATCGGGGCCGTACAGGGCCGCCCGGCCACCCTGGATCACGGCATTCACTTCGAGTGCGAGGCTGGGTATCTGTTCATCACCCTGCCCTCCGGGCGGCGACTGGCCTACTACCGGCCGGAGCTGAAGCCGGAACCGCAGTTTGAAAAGCTGGGGCTGACCTACCTGGGGACTGGCCAGAACAAGCAGTGGGTTCGGCAGAAATCCTACGGCGGGAAGCTAGTGGAGAACATCACCCAGGCCACCGCGAGGGACTGTCTCCGAGATGCCATGGCCGCACTGGACAAGGCCGGATACCGCATCGTGTTTCACGTGCATGACGAAGTCATAGCGGATATGCCTCAGAGCGAGGGGTCCCTAAAGGATATGCAGGAAATCATGGGCCGTCCGTTACCGTGGGCCCCTGGGCTACCCCTCCGGGCGGCTGGGTTCGAGGCCAGTTTCTACATGAAAGATTGAGGTGATTTCCTTGGCAAATAGACACACACTGCACCTTTCACACCTTCCAGCTTTCAAAAGCTGGCTACAGGATACCGGCTGGATTATCGAGCCGACAAAGGGCCTGTTTGAGGTGCTGAGGGCAAGGCGGCCAGGAAGGAAAACACCCCTCATCCTTTACGCCCGTATGGACGCAACGCAGCACTGCACCGTGTTTGACCGAGATATGCCAGTAATCAGGCAATTTTTGAACCAAGAAAGGAGGGAGCATGGTGTCAAGCATCAGCCTTAAATATGACGGGGAGGTGCATATCGCCACGTTTTCCTCCCGAATGGCCAAGCGGGGAAAAAACAAGTCTCTCCAGTGGTCTGAGTTCTTGGGCTCTGTGCTCACGACTACTAAGACGAAAGAGACTTTACAGGAATATATGAAAATGAGCAAGGACGAGCAGGATCGCATAAAGGATGTGGGAGCCTACGTGGGCGGCTGGCTGAGGGAGGGAAGCCGGAAGGCCGAAAACCTGGAGCACCGAACCCTGCTGACTCTTGACGCCGACTTTGCTCAGCCAGATCTCATTGATACCGTTGATTTGGTGTACGGTTGCGCCGTCGCCGCATACCCCACGCATAAGCATACCCCGGAGAAGCCCAGGCTCCGGCTCGTGATGCCCCTCCGACGGCAGGTGTCGGCGGAAGAGTACGAGGCGGTGGGCCGACGGGTGGCCTATGACCTGGGCATGGAACAGTTTGACGACACGACCTATCAGCCGACCCGCATTATGTACTACCCCAGCACCGCCGCAAATGGTGAGTTCAAGCCGGAGTTCCGGGATGCGCCCTGGTTGGACCCGGATATGGTTCTGGCACAATACCCGGACTGGAGGGACACCTCCTATTGGCCGGTGGCGGCCAGAGCGGAGGACGCTAGAAAACGGGAGGCCAAGAAGCAGGGAAACCCACTGGAGAAGCCAGGGCTGATAGGGGCCTTCTGCCGGTGCTACGACGTCGAGACGGCTATTGATAAGTTCTTGCCGGGTGTTTATACCCCCTGCGCTCTTCCAGGCCGCTACACCTACGCTAAGGGCTCCACGGCGGCTGGCTTGGTGGTCTACGACGGCGGCGAGTTTGTGTACTCCAATCACGCTACCGACCCGATTTCCGGCCGCCTGTGCAACGCCTTCGACTTGGTCCGCATCCACCTGTACGGGGAGCGGGACGAGGACGTGCCACAGGATACCCCTATCAACCGTCGCCCGTCGTTCCTTGCGATGTCCGATCTGGCCGCCGCTGATGCGGCAGTGAAGCGACTGCTGAACAAGGAACGATTAGATCGGGCAAAGGCCGACTTTGAGGGCTCGGCGGAACCAGACGACGACAATTGGGCCGACGAGCTAGAGGTGGACCGCAAGGGCAAGGTCCTCTCCACTATCGACAACGCGTATATCATCATGCGCCATGATCCCCTGCTAAAAGGAGCCATAGCCTACAATGACCTCAAGGTGCGTCCTGTCGCCCTTCGGAGCCTCCCTTGGCGGGAGGTCATGGACACGGTAAACGGAAGCACCTGGAGTGACAGCGACGATGCCGCCCTGCGCCGGTACTTGGAGAAGTATTACAAGCTGACCGGAAAAGAGAAAATCATGGATGGCATGATAACCGCGGCTAAGGACAACACCATCAACCCGATAGAAAACTATCTGGATGGCCTGACCTGGGATGGTGTGGAGCGGCTAGATGCTCTATTGGTGGACTACCTAGGGGCGGAGGATACAGTGCGAGCGGTGACCCGTAAGACCTTCACGGCTGCTGTGGCCCGCATCTATGACCCCGGCTGTAAGTTCGACTATGTGCTGACCCTGTCGGGCCCACAGGGCCGAGGGAAAAGTACATTAGTGGCGAAGATGTCCAACGGCTGGTACACCGATAGCTTGGCTGGTATCGGGACCAAGGAAGCCTATGAGGGCATCCAGGGGTTTTGGCTGGTGGAGCTTGGCGAGCTGGCGGCCATGCGAAAAATTGAAATTGAGACAACCAAGAACTTCATCTCAAAAACGGTGGACAGCTACCGGGCCGCCTATGGCCGTCGGGTGGAGGATCATCCTCGGCGGTGTGTGTTCATTGGCACCACCAATAGCACGGCTTTCCTGCGGGATGACACGGGCAACCGGCGATTCTGGCCGGTCCGTCTGGGGGAAGCTGCACCGAGCAAGACGGTGTGGGGAGACCTGACCCAGCCGGTCATTGACCAGATGTGGGCGGAAGCCGTCACGCGCTATCGGGCCGGGGAGAAGTTGACCTTGCCCCCAGAGCTGGTAGAAAGCGCCCAGGAACAGCAGCAAGACTTCACCGAGGACGATCCCCGCCGGGGGCTGGTGGAGGACTACTTGGAAGTCCTACTCCCCACGAGCTGGGCCGGTATGAGCGCCGAGAAGCGCCGGGGATGGTTCCAGGAAGATGACAGTATTCGGGAGGCGGGCACCGTGCGGCGGGACTATATCAGCGCCGTGGAGGTATGGGCCGAGTGCTTTGGTAATGATCCGCATCGCTTCCCCCGCCAGGACCGCGCTGAGGTCAACGCCATTCTGCGGCAACTCCGGGGCTGGAAGGAAGAACCAAAGCGCCAGCGGTGTGGCCCATACGGCCAGCAGACGCGCTTCCGTCGTGTCTCTTGATGATTGATACAGGGTGCGACACGGGAGGGACAAAAGGCACAGGTGGGGGCGGGGCTTGTCCCCGGTGTCCCTCTCGTGTAGCACTAGAAAGATACGCGCTAAATCTATGCGGGGCAAGAGGTTTCCGCATTTTGTCCCGCTTGTACCACAACGAATTATGAAATAAATAGATTAGACAGAAAACTCCCGCGCCGACCGCCTAATGCGCGTGTGCTATATATGCGCGTGAGAGCTCTGCGACACGGGGGACATCACTACCAAATCCGCAAGCGATTTCGGATTTGAAGCTATTACGGAAATCGGCAGACGATTGCCGATTTCATGGAGGAACCTATGGAAAAAGCAGTGGAAGCACATTTGCGGCAGCGCGTGAAGGCCGCAGGGGGAATAGCTTTAAAACTGGTGTGCCCTGGCTGGACTGGGGTGCCGGATCGCCTGATAGTTTTACCTGGGGGGCGGGTCTACTTCGCGGAAACGAAGGACCTCGGTAAAAAACCCAGGCTGAAACAGCAGCTGATGCATGAGCGGCTGCGAGCACTGGGGTTTCAAGTCTTTGTACCGGACAGCAAGGACGCTGTCGACAGTATGCTGGAGGAAATCACATGAATATCGTTCGGAGACTTTTTGGGTACTGCCCTGGCTGCGGCCGGTGGTTTAAATATCCGAGGCGTCGCAGACAAAGTACCCAGTACCACGATGAAGAAAGCAACTATGTGACCTGTTGTAGCGACTGTTTTGAAGAAGTCGAAGAACACTGGGCTGAGCTGTGGGATGAATACTACTCGGGAAGATTGTGAGGTGGGCGTATGCAGTACAACCCCCACGAATATCAGAAATTCTGTATCAACTACTTGTTGGAACGCCCAGCAGCCGGCCTTTTTCTAAAGCCTGGCATGGGCAAGACTTCGGTGGCACTTACGGCGGCAGAGCGGCTGTTGTATGATACCTTCGAGGCGTCCAAGGTTCTGGTGATCGCGCCCCTACGGGTGGCCGAGGATACTTGGAGCCGCGAGAGCGCCAAATGGGATCATCTACAGCATCTGCGGGTGAGCCGGGTGCTGGGAAGCATAAAAGAGCGACGGGCAGCTCTCCGGGCGGACGCGGATATTTATTGTATAAATCGGGAGAACGTGGATTGGCTGGTGAAGGCATACGGGATGAACTGGCCCTTCGATGTGGTCATTATAGACGAGCTTTCCAGCTTTCGGAATCCGAGCGCCCGGCGATTTAAGGCGCTTAGGAAGGTACGCCCTCTAGTGAAGTACTTGTGGGGGCTTACTGGCACACCCCGGCCAAAGAGTCTATTGAACTTATGGGCCCAGGTCTACTTACTGGACCGGGGAGAGCGATTGGGCAAGACCTTCACGGAGTACAAGCGGCGGTATTTCAATCCAGGACGCCGGAATGGATATGTTGTTTATGAGTGGGTGCCGTGTGATGGAGCCGAGGACGAGATATATGCGAGGATTGGGGACATCTGTGTCAGTTTGGAAACCAAGGGCAACGTGAAAATGCCGGAACTCGTGGAAACTATCAGGTCAGTGGTTCTCTCCCCAGGGGTTAGGGCCATGTATAACAGCATGGAGCGGGAAGCTGTTCTCCCCCTTGCCGGGGCAACGATTGACGCCGGGAGCGCCGCAGCTGTCAATGGTAAATTGTTGCAGATTGCGGGCGGGGCAATTTATGACGAGGATCACCAGCCCCACGAACTGCATACCGAAAAGCTGGATGCCCTGGAGGACATTCTGGAGGAAGCAAACGGGGAGCCGGTGCTTTTGACCTATCGGTATCAGCACGAGCGGGACCGTATTATGGCCAGATTTCCTCAGGCGGTCCAGCTGAAAGACAGCGAAACCATAGCTGCATGGAACGCGGGAGAAATCCCATTGCTGTTGCTTCACCCGGCGGGAGCCGGGCATGGTCTAAACCTGCAGGACGGCGGGCATATCGTTGTGTGGTTTGGGCCGATCTACGACCTGGAGTTGTGGGAACAGACTATCGACCGATTGTATCGTCAGGGCCAGAAACATACCACGAGCGTCATCGTTCTGGTGGCTGAAGGAACCGTAGAGGAAGATGCTATGCGGTCTTTAGATGCAAAGGCGGATGGGCAAGCGGCTATGATGGAGGCCATCAAGGCCAGAGTGAACAAATATAAGAGAGGGGTGGCTTGACTATGGCTAGAAATAAGTATCCGGGCCGGTGCTACTGCTGCGGGGCCTGGGTGGAGCCGGGCTATGGGCATTTCGAGCGGGTCTACGGCGCGTCCCCTGGACAGCCAAAGTGGCGCATTAAGTGCGTGATGTGTGCCAGCGGGCGGGTACTTACGGATAAGGACCCCGGCGTGATATGGGCAAAGAAGGCCGCAGCGACGGAAAGAAAGTAGGTGAGAGCATGAACTGGAAGCGCGAAGCAATTGACAAGCTGAAAAATTACGAGGCGCACCAAAAGGCCCTGGAGACTATCCCTCAGGAGATCCGGCGATTGGAGATAGGCTATACCAGCATCCGCAGTGCTACTACAGACAGCACCCCGATTTCGGGGGGCGGGAGCACTAGGGAGGATGCCATGTTGTCCAATATCATCCACCGGGATGAACTGGAGCGTCGATTGCAGGAATCCAAGTTATGGGTAGGTGTCGTGGATGCAGCACTTGGAGTTCTGGACGACGAGGAGCGGCTGGTGTTGGATCGGTTTTACATCCACCAGGCCAAGGGGGCCGCACGGGAGCTGTGTGAGCGGCTCAATGTGGAACAGTCTACAATCTACCGTAAACGGGACAGTGCCCTGCGGCATTTCACTTTGGCGCTGTATGGTGTGACGGAGACTGAGTAAAAGAAAGATGGGAAAAAGACGGGAAGTTTTTTCTAAACTCCCGTGCTATAATGCTACTGAGTAAAATTCCAACCAAGCCAGGCGGCCTCCGCTTTCGGGGGCCGCCACTTTTGTTGAAGGGAGGTCTATCTGGTCTCTGTGTTTCTCCTTTGCACGGAGGCAGGTCCGAGCTGGCGGCGGTCGCCAACGTCACCAACGGCGGGCACACCACAAAAAGGAGTAAGCAAAAATGGATATGCAGTTGGTAACAAAGAAGCTGTCAGAAGTTCGTCCGTATGAGCGAAACCCCAGAAAGAACGCTGATGCCGTTGCGGCGGTGATGGAGAGTATTCAGCAGTGCACGTATATCGCGCCGATTATCATTGACGAAAATGGTATCATTCTTGCGGGGGACACCCGGTATCGGGCTTTAAAGCGGTTGAAGCGGAAAGAGGCCGAGTTCATCGTCAAAGAGGGCTTGACCGAGGAACAGAAGCGGAAGTACCGCCTTCTGGATAACAAAACTAACGAGCTGGCGACCTGGGACATTGACCTTTTGGAGGAAGAGCTGGAGGGGCTGGACCTTGGCGGCCTGGACCTTGACTGGGGGATTGGAACCGGGGAAGAACCGGCGAGCTCGGAAAAGCCGGGGGATTTCTCCAAGTCCGAGTTTGAATACTCCCAGCAGTACGGTGTCACGGTTATTTTGAAGGACGAGGCCGAGCAAGAGGCGTGCTATAACAAGCTGTGCGGCATGGGCTACGATTGCCGGGTGGTGACCGTATGACCAGGATAGAAGTCCATAACCACGTCAGTGACTTCAATAGCTACCGGGCCGCCAGGGTGAAAAGCCTGTTCAATGCTGAAAACGGCTGTAACTTCGATCTAGAGATTGACGCCGACTTGTCCGGTGACTGGAGTATCGGGGTGGTCGTGGGCCCGTCTGGATCGGGGAAGACCTCTATCGGGCGGACTATCTTCGGCACCGATAAGATATACGACTATTCTGCGGGCTGGGCCCCGGATAAGCCGGTGATCGACTGCATCGCCCCGGATGGGGACTTCAATGAGGTGACCGGGGCGCTGGCAAATGTCGGCCTCGGCTCCGTGCCGTCCTGGCTCCGCCCCTTCAGGGTGCTGTCCAACGGCGAGCAGTTTCGTGTGGGGCTGGCCCGTATTATCTGTGAAAAGCCCCAGGAAATCGTTATTGACGAGTTCACATCGGTGGTGGATCGCCAGATAGCCCGAATCGGCTCCCAGGCGTTTCAGAAGGCGTGGCGGCGGGGAAACCCCGGAGGGAAGGTGGTGTTACTCACACCCCACTATGACATTCTGGACTGGATACAGCCGGATTGGGTCATCGATACCAAGACGAGGACCTTTGAACGTGGGGTTCCCCGACAGCGGCCAACCATTGAGCTTGAAATATGGAAGGTCAACCAGAGTTACTGGAAGTATTTTAAGCCGCATTATTATTTAGACCTCCCCATGCCGGTGGCAGGGGAGTACTTTATCGGGACTGTAGATGGGGAGTTGGCGTGTCACATGGCGGTGGCTCCTCGCTTTGAGGTCCGAGGGTATCGCGGGACCCGCTTGGTGACCATGCCTGAGTGGCAGGGGGCGGGTGTCGGGATGCGATTCCTAAACTGGGTCCCTCTCCGACTCACTCACTATTCCTGTTATTGCATCGGGAGGCGCACACAAGTCATCCCCAGATGTGCGCCGCTCTTCGCCGTAGCCCAAAGTGGACACAGTGCTCTGCTGTCCTATTCGGCGGCAACAAGGCGAAGTCGGCGGCAACCATCAAAAGCTCCAGAGTCAGGCACGGGAAGGTCGGAATAGGATCTGGTTATGGCGGACACTTCCGGGCGGTGCAGGGCTTCAAGTACATCGGGGAGGTAGAGGGATGAAGATTTTTCTTTGTGGTCAGCGTAGCTTCGGGAAAGAGGTTTGCCGGGCGCTGCTGGATGCCGGGCATGAGATTGTGGGTGTGGCCCCGGCCCCGCCCCAGAAGCACCAGGACAAGCTATATGGCTATGCGGCAGTTAAAGGGCTGCCGCTGGTAACGGACTGCAAAAGCCTGGTGTCCAGCTTTATCCCCGATGGCACGGAGTTGATTGTGGCGGCCCACTCTCACTGGCTGATCTCCAGCCAGTGCCTGAAACGGGCCCAGTTTGGCGGGATAGGGTTCCCCCCCTCGCTGCTACCTAGACACCGGGGGAAAGATGCAGTCCGCTGGGCAGTCCACATGGGGGATTATGTCTCCGGCGGGACCGTGTACCGGCTGACTGATAAGACCGACGGAGGCGACATCCTCCGACAAGAGCTGGTATGGATTAAGCCTGGGTGGACTTACCACGATTTGTGGCGGGCCATCTTCCCTGTCGGAGTCCGTTTGCTAGTGGACGCCGTTCGGGAGATGGAGCGAGGGAGCGGGCTATGGGTGGAGCAGGACGAAAGCTGCGCCACCTGGGAGCCGTCCTGGGATCGGCCAAGGCTAGAGCGAAGGGAGCTGCTCGCCCTGGGCGGGGAAGCCCCGGTGTTCGATTCGGACACAGCACCGAAAGAGTGCAGAGGTTGCATCCGGGATTGTACCTGGTGCACCTACAACATAGCGGACCCGGAGACTTATCATAGACGATAGACAGTGCGGCCCGCGTTTGGGAGGAAGGTGGTGGTATGGCCAATGCGGAAAACTTGAAGAAGGGAAAAGCCACGCAATTCAAAAGCGGCAAGGACGCAGTAGAAAACGGCCGGAAGGCCGGTGTGGCCTCCGGGGCATCCCGACGACGAAAGAGGGCCATGCGTCAGGCTGCGGCCATGCTGCTGAATACGCAGATCCCCATGAACGAGCGGGGCCCATTCATGGGGACTGTGAAAACCTTACTGAAAACCTTCGGCTATACACCGGACGATGCAACCTATCAGGACGCGCTTCTCGCCGGTATTATGCTGGAGGCTATGAAAGGCGACGTCAGGGCGGCGGAGTTCATCCGAGACACCGCCGGGGAAAGTCCTGCCTTGGATATTCGAAAGGCCGAATTGAAGATGCGCCAGGAAGAATTGAAATTCAAGCAGGAACAGTCCTCCGGGGCCGCCGCCCCTGGTGCCGTGAATAACCTGTTGGAAGCCATCATGCAGACGGGGGAGATTGACACGGATGATTTACCGGAGATTGAGTAAGCGGCAAAAGTTAGCTATGCTCTGGTGGCAGCAGCCCCGCTTCCGTGGCCGGGACGTCCTTCTGTGTGATGGCTCCATCAGATCCGGTAAAACGGTGTGCATGACCGTCGGGTTCATCCTCTGGAGCATGGCGACTTTTAACGGGGAGCGGTTCGCGCTGTGCGGCAAGACCATCGAGAGCCTGCGGCGCAATGTGGTTCTGAACCTCCGGGATTGGGTGCCGCCGGAGCTGACTATCGTGGAGCGCCGGTCAGAAAACAAGCTGATTATTTCAGACGGCCTGGGGCGGGAGAACACCTACTTCCTGTTCGGCGGCCGGGACGAGAGCTCCTATATGCTGATCCAGGGCATTACCCTGGCCGGGGCCCTGCTGGACGAGGTGGTGCTCATGCCCCGGTCCTTCGTGGAACAGGCCCTTGCCCGGTGCTCCATCAAGGGGAGCAAGATATGGTTCAACTGCAACCCGGAAGGCCCCGAACACTGGTTTTATAAAAACTGGATCGAGGGCGATAACCCGAAGAAAATGAACGCGCTTCACCTTCACTTCACTATGGACGATAACCCGGCGCTGGCCCCGGAGGTCCGGGCCCGCTATGAGCGGCAGTTTTCCGGGGTATTCTACGACCGCTATATCCTGGGGCTGTGGGTGGTGGCCGAGGGGCTGATCTACACCATGTTCAACCGGGATTTTCATGTGGTGCCGGATAAGCCCCGGCCATACGAGCGGTATTATATCTCCGTGGACTACGGCACCGCCAACCCCACCAGCATGGGGCTTTGGGGCAAGGCCCAGGGGAAATGGTATCGCATTCGGGAGTACTACTGCGACAGCCGGAAGGTGGGCCGCCAGCTGACGGACGAGGAATACTACGCCGAGCTGGAGAAGCTGGCCGGGGACCTGTCAATCCGGGCGGTCATCGTGGACCCGTCGGCTGCCAGCTTCATAGAGGCCATCCGGCGGCACGGCCGGTTCTATGCGGAGAAAGCATCTAACTCTGTTCTGGATGGTATTCGCAACGTCGCCACCAGGCTTAAAACGGGGGAGATTTTCTTCTGCGAGGGCTGCCGGGACTGTATCCGGGAGTTCCAGCTCTACCGCTGGGACGAAAAGGCGGGCTTTGACCGACCCATCAAAGAAAACGACCACGCTATGGACGATGTGCGCTACTTCGTCCACAAGGTATTCGGGCCTGATATTTTCAGTATCGGCCCCACTGCGTGAGGTGCTTTATGTTTGAGCAGCGATATGTCTTAGATAAAATCGAACAATGGGCCGAGCGACTACCATACCGCACCCTGCGGATTGAAGTGGAGCTTCCTGGGCAGACCCTCACGCTAGAGAAAAGCAAGGCCCTGCCCATCGGTTTTTCTGCGGCTGTAGAGACACAAGGGAAAGGGGGGAAAGAGAAGTGGTGAACTTCAATCTGCGGGGTGACTGCATTGGACGCACGGATACGGACTTCCGTCGGGGTATGACGGATAAGCGTTTTCTGGAGCTGGAGATCACGGCGTGGCTCCGCTCCCCGGAACGGAAGCGCCAGCTTGCGGGAGAGATGTACTATGATAACCAGCAGGACATCCTCGCAAAGCGGCGGATGGCCATAGATGACAACGGCGATCCCATTGAAGTCCGGCACCTGCCTAATAATCGGCTCATTAGCAATCAATATGCGAAGATGGTAGACCAGAAGACAAACTATTCTTTCGGGCGGCCCTTTTCATTTGACACGGAGGATAAGGGCTATGCGGAGGCGCTTTCCCAGGTATTTGGCTCCCGTTTCCGACGGGTAATGCGAAATCTGGGCGAAGGAGCCTGGATTGGGGGCAAAAGCTGGCTCTACCTGTATTATGATGCTGGAGAACTGGTGTTTAAGCGGCTCCCGGCTGACGAAGTGCTTCCTTTCTGGGCTGACGCAGATCATACCATCTTGGATGCCGCTGTCCACGTGTACGCGGTAGAGGAATACGATGAATCCGAAATCCCGAAAGCCGTGATAAAAGTAGAGGTGCTGCATGGTGGCGGGGTGGATTGTTTCATCCGGCACGATGACGGGACCTTGGAGCCTGATAGCAGTGCTAGGTCCGGGGACTATATCACGGCCCCAGACCCGAAAACCGGGGAACAGCGTGGATATAACTGGAAACGGATACCTCTGATTTGCTTTAAGTCCTCTCACCACGAAATCCCGTTGCTATCCAAAGTGAAGTGTCTCCAGGATGCCTATAATCAGATTTTATCGGCCTTTGCTGACCGTATGGAGGAGGACATCCACAATACCGTCATCGTTATCAAAAATTATGACGGGGAGGATTTGGGCCGCCTCCGCCGAAATCTGGCAACCTATGGCATCATCAAAGTCCGGTCTTATGAGGGCTCCGAGGGTGGGGCAAGCACTCTGGAAATTGAGGTCAATGCTGAGAATTTCAAAGTGATTCTCGCGCTGTTAAAGGATGCTATCATTGAAAACGCCAGGGGCTACGACGCCAAGGACGAGCGTATGGGCGGAAACCCCAATCAGATGAATATCCAGTCCATGTACTCGGACATTGATTTGGACGCCAACGGCATCGAAATCGAGTTTCAGGCCGCCATGGAGGAGTTGCTCTGGTTTGTCAACCAGCACCTCGCCAACACCGGAAAGGGAAATTTCGAGGGAGAAGAAGTTAAGGTTATCTTTGATCGGGACGTGCTTATCAACGAAACCGAGGCCATCAACAACTGCAAGAACTCCGTGGGTATTTTGTCCAATGAAACTATCGTGAAGAACCATCCGTGGATCTCCGACCCGGAGCAAGAGCTGGAGCGCATCAAGAAAGAACAGAAGGAGGCCACGGAAGACCCATACCAAGCCGCCTTCATGGCAAACCGGAAAAAGGGCGGGGACCCCCAAGACGGCGTGACCGGCGGTGATGGCGATGGCGACGAATAAGCTGCCAGAGCGTAGTTCCGAGTATTGGGCTCGGCGGCTAAAGCTCATGGAGGACGCACTTCTAAATCAGTCCTACAGCTACATGGAAAACCTAGACGCTCAATTCCGGATAGCCCAGGCGGAAATTGAGCGGCAGGTGGCTGCCTGGTATCAGCGATTTGCGGACAATAACGAGATTACTCTGGCTGATGCCAAGCGGCTCTTGAACAGTGGTGAGTTGGAGGAATTTCGCTGGACGGTGGAGGAGTATATCAAGCACGGTGAGGAAAACGCCCTCACTGGGGCGTGGATGAAGGAGCTGGAAAACGCCAGCGCCAGAGTCCATATCTCCCGGCTGGATGCGCTCAAGCTCCAGTTGCAGCAACAAGCCGAGTTGCTGTACTCCAACCAGCTTGACACTCTGGATGCCGTTGCCCGGCGGGTCTACACCGGCGGCTACTACCACACGGCCTATGAAATCCAAAAGGGCCTCGGCGTAGGCTGGACAATGCAAGCCATCGACGAGCGTACCGTTTCCAAGGTTCTCTCCCGACCGTGGACGGCTGACGGACAGACCTTCCGTGACCGCTGCTGGATGAATAAGCAGAGCTTGGTGTCCAGCGTCAATACCCAGCTTACTCAGATGATTATTCGGGGAGAGGGCCCAGATCGGGCCATCTCCGCAATCTCTAAGCAGTTCAATGTATCCCGCTCTAAAGCGGGCCGCCTGGTGATGACCGAGAGCGCGTATTTCTCCAGTGCCGGGCAAAAGGATTGCTTCAACGGCCTGGGGGTCAAGGAATATATGTTTGTGGCCTCCTTTGACCATGATACCTGTGAACTGTGCGCCTCCATGGACGGCAAGGTGTTCAAAATGTCTGAACACCAGGCGGGCTTGACAGCCCCGCCGCTGCATCCTTGGTGCCGGTGCTGCATCGCGCCGTATTTTGCGGATATGGTGGGCATCGGAGAACGGTGGGTGCGGAATGAGGATGGCACCACGGGGAAGATTCCCACGGGCATTACCTTCGATGAGTGGAAGAAAGGCCACGTGAAGACGGGGGTTGTGCGGGCTGGGAAATCTGCTATAATGGACATAGTTGAAAAGGCTGTAGGGGCCGCTAAGGGCACATCTCTGGACATGAAGCCCGCCATTACCGGAGCAAATCCCAACTATTCCTCTGACCAAGGCTACCGAGTGAATTGCCAGAGGTGTGTGCAGACCTTCGAGTTGCGGCGGCGTGGGTATGACGTCATTGCCCGGCCGAAGCCGAAGAAGAACAACACAATTTTCTGGGGCTCCGAGTGTTTCGCAGATGCCGCCGGGCGGTCGGTATCGTACACTTTCAACCAGACGGAGGCCGCCGTTAAGCGGGAACTGGCCGCCGCTCCAGATGGGGCCCGGTATGGGATATACATCAAGTGGAAGGGACGCCCGCCCGCTGCACACGTATTTATTGCGGAGAAGTCCGGCGGGGTAGTCCATT